ATGACATTTCATACCGACGATTACTGGGATTCCTCACTCTCCCCCTACGAACAGGCGGTGTTTAGAGTGGACCGCCTGACCGCGCTCGCAATGCTATTGACATCTGAGGGCGTAGGACATTGCGTGACCCAACTCGATAGCGTGGTTGTCTCTTCCCTCTTTGAAATATTCGAATTTGGCCTGAGAGAAGTTCAAGCGACGTTGAACCAGATAGACGATCGCGCATTAAGCGACGCCCCCGATGTATAGGCGACCCATATGCAGCCCAATGAGCCATCGCATTCGTCCACTGCCTTCGGAGTTCTCTCTCGTCCACGCAAAGCCGTGGGATGTGTACCCTTCGCCAAGCCACGAAGTGTTGGTGGCAGTTGCCGGCGCCCTTCTCTCGCCCGTGCGGGGCGTTACACTGTGGCGCAACGCCCAACAAAAAATTAACTGGGTATACGTACAGTATTTAGGCTAGACTAGTACTAGAGAAAAATTTCCGAGTAGAATTCGGCAGTTTCGCTGTGAGCAGTGCTCGGCGAAAATTTACGATCCTTCAGGAGAGGGCTATGACGATATCAGCGCTCCAACTCGCAGCAGAGTTGATCCGCCGGTCCGACGCCCAAAACCGGCCCCAATTTACGACGAATCTCGCAATCCAGAAGCTCGCTTACTTCTGTCACGGCTGGCACCTCGCGCTGTCCGGGGAGGCCCTCGTAAACGAACAGTTCGAAGCATGGCGATTCGGCCCTGTTCTGCCGGGGCTGTATCACACGCTGAAGGTGTTTTCGTCAAATCCGATACCTGTTAGTCACCCCCTCGTCGTCAGCCAACCGTCCCTTCCTGCTGGAAGTTGGAGCGGCCAGTTAATTGATCACGTCCTAAGCGTCCATAGTGGCCTGACCGCTGCCCAACTCGTTGCGATTTCGCATGATAGTGATGGGCCGTGGCAGAAGGTCTGGAGCCAAGGACCGAGTTCGTGGATCACTAACGAATCGATTGCAACCTACTTCCGCAAACTCGCAAATAAGCCAGCCCATTAAAATTGGCGACCCGAAAGACCACCGGCACGCGGGAACGCAAAAAAGTAGTACGGGAGCCCGATCTCTCCTCAATCAAAGTTCCCGCTCAGGAAAACAAAGCGCTCCCCAAGCTTCAGACCGACTACCCCAAAGGGGTAGCGTATGAGGAGCGCGTTGTCGCATTCATTGACATCCTTGGCTTCAAGGAGTGGATCGTGAAGTCCGCACGACAAGCGGAACTTCTCCACCGTATCCATGCAGCATTGGACATTCGTATCGACGGGTTTGCGCAGGCCTTTGCGCCTCTAGTCGATCTCAAATTGACACCCGCCGAGTTCGATGATCGGTTTCACTCGTTCTCGGACTTTATCGTCATGTCGGTCCGACGTGACATTTGCGAGATTGGTTTGCTAGTGTTCGCCGTGTTTAAGGTGTGCCGCACGCTCCTCGCATATGGATTCGCCAGCCGAGGGGGAATAGCAATGGGTGACCTCTATCACCGTCACAATGATCCAGAGAACCCAACGGCACCTCCAATGGTGTTTGGTCCCGCATTCGTCGATGCATACACGTTTGAGTCGACCCACGCTGATGGACCTCGAGTAATCTTGCAAAACAAGGTTTGGCAGCATATCGACCGAAAATGTGACGAACGACCGTCGTCGAAGCTGTCACAATTCCTGCGCACACACGTGCACCGCGCGGAAGACGGGCCGGCGTACATCAACATCTTTGCCGACCTTGGAACCAATGCCTTTTACGAGTTCAGCTCGAATATGGATACCGAACTTCAGGCTATCCACAAACATATTTGCGCGGCTCTGGATGAATCGTCGGACCGCCCTCACCAGTTCAAGAAAAATGCCCAGCTCGCGCGCGAATTCAATGCGGCGTTGGAAAGCGCAGGCCTAACGCGACACATGATTCCGCGAACCAAGCTCCCCAAGAAGGCCGTGACGCAGTGAGTCGCCCGGCGAGCCTTGCCAATGCTCATCGACCGCCAAGTTTCAGACCTACTACATCCTGCTGCGCACATCGCTTCTGCAAGAATCGGTGTTTGCGCCCCTTTGCCTTCCTAGGGAGACGCTGATTATTTACTTACATGCGCCGCAAACCCTTGTCGGAGCGTGGCCCATCACGTGGAATCAGCATTTAATTAGCGTTTCCCTAATGGCATGTTACAGCCCTCTCTGCCCACCTCCATGGGTAAACCACGAAGAAGGTATTGGCATTCCAAATTGAAAACCCTTATTGCATCACCTAGTATGGTCTTTGCTGGCTTAAAGCTGCGCAAGAAAATGCTTTGCGTAGTGAGATCGCACTAAAGAGCCGGCATGGGGAACATTTTTCCGATGTGACGGGGGATATCACGATGTCAACGCACTTCTTTACAGATAAGGCAAAAAGTCTTCTCAGCGCCTTTAACGCAAGAATCGGACAAACGGAACAAGAAGGGAAAATCACGACATGGCTGAAGATCACGCACGACGATACGACGTACTACACACACAAATCCACCGAATGGCGAGATAAAGCTTTTTTCCTGCCCAAGATTGAATCAGACAAACTGACTTTCAATATAATAAAACCGAACAACGAAGATGTTACCACCACAGTTTACGGCTATTATCATGGTCACCTCATCGAAACCTTTCTAAATCACTTCGATGGTGTATTTTCGAGTGCCGACGCAAGTGCAAGGCCTCAGTCCGGAGATGTCGTCAGTTAACGATACGACTGCGGAAGGCAATCCTCGCGCTAATACGCAACAGCGTGCATCAAAACGCACGACTCTGCCACCATGCAAAGTCGCCGGAAGTCCACGCCAGTGGACGCTCACGCAGCACGGGACTGATGCATGAAAAGTGTCCCATCAAGAAAGCCCGCAGGCGAGGAGGGGACCGCGCAAAGGCCGCTGCCGGGGGCTACCGCACACCGGTGGGCCGGACCCTCAAATACCCCGTACGGCCTCGCCTCGGCCTCACTGAGCCGCCCGTTTCACTCAGCCTGGGTTGCGCGCACCCCGCGAGCACCAAGCTGCTGTAGGCCTGCTATTCGCGCCGTCTCAACGGGCCGTGCATTTTCGGGACACGATCGAAACGGCAATCGGGACTACAAGACGCCGGACGGGACAGTAACGGGACCCCGCGTGCGTCAGCCGGCCGCGTGGTTTTGCGGCTCAGCTCGCCAGACGCAACGGGGGCCGTGCCCGGTCGCCCGGTGCGCAACCCCAAACGCATGAATTCGATGTGCCGATTGCGCTATGCCGCGACCGGCGTCAGGGTCTGATCGTTCTCGCCCCAAGATATCCCGTAGGCGCCGCGCGGCAGCCTCGCGATGCCCGTTACCGTGAAATGCCCGATGATCGGGGGCTGCACTTTCACTACTTCCCGCTGATGTTAGGATTTGACGATTCGCAGCATCGTCCCGCGCAGCTGCGAATGTGGGCGTTCGAACGTGTTGTCGTTGCGGTATATTTTCTTTGGAGAATTCCACATGGACAGACGTGACGCATTATTCGGCACAGGGCTTCTGGCGCTTTCGGCGATGGCGGTGATGGAGCGGGTTTCAGCCCAAGAGAACTCGCACACACCGGCGTCTCACCTTCATCACGGCGGCCACTACCTGGATCTTGCCGAGGCGGCTAGCGCGTGCGTGTCGAAAGGACAGGCCTGCATAAGCCACTGCATTTCTCTCATGGGCAGTGGCAACGAGGAATTAGCAGCCTGTGCAGCCAGCGTGTCGCAAATGCTTTCCCTATGCGGCGCACTGCAACAGCTCGCCAACCAGAACTCGTCGTACGTTCCGGCGCTCGCCAAAGTCACGCTGGATGCATGCAATGATTGCGAGATGGAGTGTAAAAAGCACGCCAGCCAGCACGAGCCGTGCAGGGCCTGCATGGAGTCGTGCCGCACGTGCGCCAATCAGTGCCGAGCGACGCTCGGGACGTAATGCCGGCGGTGGATAACAGTAGGGCCGCGCCCGGTTGCCCGGTGCGCGGCCCTGCCGCATCGAAGTGAACTCCTGGTTGCGCTACGCCGCGACCGGCGCCGGCGGAATCTCGTAATCGTCGAACGTCACGACCTCCTCGCCGAGCCAGTCGTTCAGCTCGGCGAAGCGGGCCTGCAGCGGCTTGATTTCGTTGCGCCCGAACACGCGCGCGGCGGTGTCCGGCGTGCCGAATCCGCCCGAATTGCTCGGCACGATGCCGAGCAGTTGCGGCGGCACGCGATGCGCGGCGAGCAGGTCGTCGCGCGTCACGTTCTTGATGTTGAAGAACTCGTCCTTCGCGGCGACCTCGGACACGGGGATGAGCTGGATGCCGTCCTTCTTCCCGCCGGGCGCGTACATGAACACGTTGCGGAAGTTGCCCGGTCCCTTCGCGTTCTTCAGCGCCTCGCGCATGTTGTCGACGTCGTCCTGCTTCTGCGCGGCGTCCGTCATGTAGAGGATGAAGCCGGCGTGGCTGCCGTTCTCGTAGTACTTCCGCCGGAACAGCGTCGACGATTCATTCAGCCAGGCCGAGTGCAGCGAGCTCAGGTACTCGGGCAGGCCGTATACCTCCTGGTTGATGTCCGGGCGCACGAGCTGGAACACGCTGTCGGGCGCGAACTCGTGCCGGTCCTGCCAGCCGTTCACGTACACGAAGCCGCTGAAATCGGACTTGCGTCGCACGTACTTCGCGAGCGCAGGCTCGAATCGCAGCGTGCCGCCGACCATGTTGCGGCGGCGCTCCAGGTAGCCGTTGCCGAACGTCAGGAAATCGAGCGCCCACCGCTCGAATGCGTGCCGCGACAGCCAGCGGTGCGGGCGGAACGTCGATGCCAGCACGTTCGCCTTGAAGTACAGCGCCGAGCTATGGTGCGTGCTCGCGCGAAACGATTTCGCCAGGCCGGCGAAGCTGACCGGCGGCTCGAACCATTCGCCGTTCGACCAACACTCGACGTAATCGAGAATCTCGGCCCGGTTCATGACGGGCGTGGGATCGTCGAACGTGAAGACCTCGGCGCGCGCCGGCGCGGCGCTGCCGGCGCTCGGATTGGGCGCGGCCGCGAACGTGCGCGGCGCGCGCGATCGGCGCTTGCTCATGAGTAAAACTCCGTGAAAGAAGAAGAATGAATGCCGCCGCCGGCGAGCGGCTCACGGTCGATCGCGTGCAGGCAGGCCCACGCCAGGTCGGCGTGGCCCGTCTCGTCGTTGCGGCCGGCGGTGTAGGTGGATTGGCGGCCGCTTGCCGTCATCGTCTGTTTGATCGCCATGAACGACGCGGCCAGATCGATCCACCCCGCGTCGAATTGCAGGCGGCCGTTGCGGATGACGGACTGGCCCTTGAGCACGAGGCGGGTTTTCACCTCGGGCGAGTAGTTCAGCGCGACGGCGGCCGGGAAGAATTTGCACACGAGCTGGTAGACGCCCTGGCCCATGCCCGTCGTGTCGATCGCGATGTAACCGACGTTGTAGCGCTGCGTGATCGCCTCGATCGCCGCGGCCTGCTCTTCGAAATCGTTGCCGCGGAACTGATGACGTTCGAGCACGCGGAAGGCGCCGCCGTCGACGCGCGGCGGCGCCACGACGACGAGCCCCGCCGAGTCGCCCGTGAGCGCCGGATCGTAGCCGACCCACACCTCGCGATAACCGAACGGCCGCAGCAGCAGCGGCGAGAAGTCGTCCGCCCATTCTTCCCACGAGTCGACCATGCAGCGCTGCAGGTCCGACAGCTTGAACACCGACAGCGAATCGTCGATGAACTGGCACATCAGCAGATTCGCGAATTCCTCGGCGCTGTACTCGCGGCGCAGCTCGTCAATATCGAACAGGTCGCAGCCGCCCGCCATCGCGTCGAGCACGGTCACGATCTGCCGCCACTGCGCGTCCTCGCACAACATGCCGCGCACGAGCGCCTCGTGGCTCGTGTCGATCTGGATGCGGTCGCCCGCAGCGCGGCCGCGATTCGCGTGCGCGCCGCTCCAAAACGCGTACGCCTCGTGCGTGACGCTCGACGGCGTGCTGAAGTAAGTCTTGCGCCAGCGCTTGTGCATCGCCATGCCGGACGCAACCTTGTTCAGCTCGCGGAACTTCGGAACCCAAAAGTATTCGTCGAAATAGAAGTTGCCGTGGTACGACTGCGCGGTGCGCGCGTTCGTCCCCAGGAAATACAGCGTCGCGCCGCTCGGCAAGATGACCGGATCGCCCGTGAGCTCGACGTCGGCGGCGTCGCGTGCGAATTGCGTGATGTATTGCTTGAAGACGTGCGCCTGAGCCTTGCTCGCCGATAGGAAGATCTGATTGCGGTCGGTGTCGAGCGCGTCGACGAGTGCCTCGCGCGCGAAGTACCACGTCGCACCGATCTGCCGCGACTTCAGAATGTTGCGCGTGCGCTGATCGCCGTTCCGATACCAGACCTTCTGATAATCGAACAGCGATTCGCGGAACGCTTCGATGATGCGCTTGTGCTGTTCCTCGCTGATTTCGTTGCGCGGCGCGCGGCGCTTCGGGCCGGCGTTGCGCGACGCAATCTTCGGGTTCAGGTCCGTTTCCTTCCCCGTCTCGTCATACTTGCGCACGCGCGCGAGCCGCTCGACCTGCCGGCCGAGCAGGTCGATTTCCTTGTAGTCGCCGCCGTCCTTCTTGTCCTTCGCGATCAACACCATCATGCGCACTTCGAGCGACGCCTCGATGCGCTCGATGGGCGTTGCATCCTTCCATTTTTCGCGGCGGCACCACGACGCGACGGTCGCGGGTTTCACGTCGAGATGGCGGGCGATCGACGAGAGGCGCCAGCCCTGCCAATAGAGCGTGCGCGCGACCTTGCGCACGTCGTTTTCGAGCTGATGGGAGTCCGTAGTTTCAAGCATGCGGCCAAGCGTAGGCCGCCGCGCACGCGCGAGCACGCGGAGCGCGCTGTACCCGCGTGACCCACAAACGCCGCTCGTTGAGCCGTAGCGCGTGAACGCCGAACATGAGAACCACGCTCACTCAACCACGTTCGACCCTCTCTATGGCAAGCAAATCGAAATTCTTCCGCGTCGCAGTGGAAGGCGCGACCGTCGACGGCCGCGAGATCAAGCGTGAATGGCTCACGCAGATGGCGAAGCACTACAACCCGAAACTGTACGGCGCGCGCGTCAATCTCGAACACCTCAAGGGCTGGGCGCCGCTCTCGAATTCCAACCCGTTCGGCGCATACGGCGACGTGATCGCGCTGACCGCGGCCGAGATCGAAGACGGCCCGCTGAAGGGAAAGATGGCGCTGCATGCGCAGATCGACCCGACCGACGAACTCGTCGCGCTGTCGAAGAAGCGCCAGAAGATTTTCACGTCGATCGAAATCAACCCCGACTTCGCCGATATCGGCGAGGCGTATCTCGTCGGGCTCGCCGCGACCGACGACCCGGCGAGCCTCGGCACCGAAGCACTGCAATTCGCCGCGAAGCGCACGAACAACGTGTACTCGGCCGCGTGCGAAACGTCGATCGAATTCGAAGGTACGACCGAGACGGCCGGCCTCAAGGAATGGGTAAAGGGCCTGTTCGCCCGCAACCGCGAGAACGACGATGAGCGCTTCGCCGACGTGCGCGAAGCCGTCGAACAGGTCGCGACCCACGCACACAACACGGGCCGCGAAGTCGCGACGCTGAGCGCGGCCGTGACGAGCGCCACGAGCGCGGCGGCCGACGCGAAGAAGCGCGCCGACGAAGCCTTCGCCGCCGTCGAAGCGCTCACCGAGAAGCTATCGAACACCGACAACGGCGCGCCGCAGCGCCCGCCCTCGACCGGCTCGACGGGCGAGCTCGTCACCGACTGCTGACCCATCCCGCACACCACACAGGAGCATTCCCCGATGAGGAAGGAAACGCGCAAGGCGTACGAAGGGTACGCCACGCAAATCGCCAAGCTGAACGACACGGGCGACGTGTCGAAGAAGTTCGCGGTCGAGCCGACCGTGCAACAGAAGCTCGAAACCAAAATGCAGGAATCGAGCGAGTTTCTCGCGCGCATCAACGTGTTGCCCGTGACCGAGCTCGAAGGCGAGAAGCTCGGCCTGTCGGTATCCGGTCCGATTGCGAGCCGCACCGACACGACGAAGGCGGACCGCCAACCGGTCGACCCGACAAGCCTCGACAGCAACCGCTATCGCTGCGAGAAGACCGACTACGACACGGCGATTCCGTATCGCAAGCTCGACGCATGGGCGAAGTTCCCCGACTTCCAGCAGCGCATCCGCAACGTGATTCTTAATCAGTCCGCAGTCGATCGCATCATGGCGGGCTGGCACGGCGTGAAGGCGGCCGCGACGACCGACAGGCAGGCGAACCCGCTGTTGCAGGACGTCAATATCGGCTGGCTGCAACAGTACCGCGAGCGTGCGGCGCAGCGCGTGCTGCACGAGGGCAAGCAGGCCGGCAAGGTGCTGGTCGGCAAGGCAGGCGACTACGAGCACCTCGACGCGCTCGTGATGGATATCGTCTCGTCGATGATCGATCCGTGGTTCCAGGAAGACACAGGCCTCGTCGTGATCTGCGGCCGCGAGCTGCTGCACGACAAGTATTTCCCGATCGTCAACGCGACGCAGGCGCCGACCGAGCGGCTCGCGGCCGACCTCATCGTGAGCCAGAAGCGCATCGGCAACCTGCCGGCCGTGCGCGTGCCGTTCTTCCCGAAGCGCGCGCTGATGGTGACGAAGCTCGACAACCTGTCGATCTACTACCAGGAAGGCGCGCGCCGGCGCGCACTGATCGACAACCCGAAGCGCGACCGCATCGAGAACTACGAATCGTCGAACGACGCCTACGTCGTCGAAGACTTCGGCTGCGGCTGCGTCGCGGAGAACATCGAACTGGTGACGGCATGACGATCAACACGCCCGCTCGCGCGCACTTCGAACGGGTCTCGGCCGCGCGCGCGGCGGCCGCCGTGTCGCCGGGCGAGACGATGAAAGGCGCGACGCCGTATGAGCTGATGCTCGCGAAGCTCGCGGCCGACCGCCGCGCGCTCAAGGGCATTCAGTCGATCGAGCGGAAGGTCGAGCTGAAACGCAAGCTGCTGCCGGAGTACGCCGACTACGTGGCGGGCGTGTTGAACGGCGGCCGCGGCGCGCAGGACGACGTGCTCGTAACCGTGATGGTCTGGCGCATCGACGCCGGCGACTTCGACGGCGCGCTCGCGATCGCGGCCTACGCGCTTGCGCACGGCTTGGCGCTGCCCGACCAGTTCGAGCGCTCGCTCGCGTCGCTCGTCGCCGAGCAGTTCGCCGACGCCGCGCTGTCGTCGTTCTTGGACGGTGGGACGTTCGACGCGGCGAGTCTCGAGCTCGTCGACGATCTGACGCGCGACGCCGACATGCACGACCAGGTGCGCGCGAAGTTATGCAAGGCGCTCGGCTACGCGACGCAGGCCGACGCGCCGACGCGCGCGCTCGACTATCTGCGCCGCGCGGTCGCGCTGAACGATCGCGTTGGCGTGAAAAAGGACATCGACCGGCTGACGAAGCAGGTCGAAGCCGCGGGCCGTCAGGGCGACGGCGCCGACGGCACGTAAAGAGCCCACCTCGGCATGGCGGCACCGGCGCCCAGGTCCTACGCCTGACGGTGACGGGCCTGGTGCGCCGGTCCACCGCCACCTCATTTCGAATCGACCATGAACAGTTTTGTTGCCACCGCCGCGCCCGCCGTCGCGGCGACGCCGATCGAAGGCACGTTGACGAACGACGGCTTCTTCCCGGCCATCGATCTGTCCGCGCTGCGCGATGCGATGCGCCTGGACGGCACCGTGACGGCCGAGCGGCTGCGGCACGCCGCGCGCGATGCGATGCTGACCGTGAACGACGAGCTCGCCGCGTGGCGCGCACGGCAGCGCGCGGCGGGCGCGACGACGCTTGCCGACGTGCCGGCCGCGCGCATCGACGGCGAATCGGCGCTCGCTTTCCGCTATCGGCGCGCGGTGTACCACCTGACGCACGCCGACGTGACCGAGAAGTACCGCGGCTACGACACGACGAAGAGCGGCGGCCAGGCGGCGGCCGAGCTCGCGGAAACCGTCGACGAGTCGCGGCGCAATGCGCGGTGGGCTATCAGCGACATCCTCGGCATCGCGCGCTCGACTGTGGAGCTGATCTGATGGCCCGCCCCATGTACCGCATCCGGCAGTTCGCCCGGTCACGCGTCTACCTCGGCCAGCTGTATCAACCGGGCGCGTACCAGGTCCAGCGACGCGTCGCGGTCCTGTTCTGGTGCGAGATCGCCTATTGCTCGCGTCGCTCCGAAGCTGAGGCGGCCATACGGGGGGACGTTCTCGCCCGCCGGGTGGCTCGGATCAAGCCGCGCGTGCGCGGCGTGTTTGGGCGCGACGGGCAGGAGCTGACGAAGTGAAGGTCGCCGCACTCCAAGGCGAGACGCTCGACGCGCTGTGCTGGCGGCACTACGGCAGCACGGCGGGCACGGTCGAAGCCGTGCTGGAAGCGAATCCCGGCCTCGCCGAGCTCGGCGTCTTGCTGCCCATGGGAACCGTCGTGGAGATGCCGGAGCGCAGCGCGATCGAGCCGACCACGCCGCTATTGCAACTGTTTGACTGACCGGAGCCGAATGAATGGCTGAACCGAACACCACCTCGGCCGCGGCGCTGTTCGCCGCGGTCGGCCTCGCCGGCATCGCGCCGGGTGTCGACGGCGACGCGCTGATCGGTGCATTCGCGGGCGCTGCGCTCGTCGTCGTCACGTCGAAAGACCTCGGCCTCGCGAAGCGCGCCGTGTACATGCTCATCTCGCTCGTGATGGGCTACCTGGCCGCGCCCGAAATCATCCATGCCGTGCCGATCCGCTCGACGGGCGTCGCCGCGTTCTTCGCAGCCGCGCTCGTGATCGCGGTCACGCTGACGCTGATCGAGCGCGTGAAGGGCATGGACCTGTTCGCGCTGTTCCGCAAGGGAGACTGACGTGCATGTCTCGTCCGCACTCGTCGCGCTCGCCGCGCACTTCGCCGTCATCGTGCGCGTGCTGACCTACCGCAAGAACGGCGCGCGGCATCGCTTCCACGTCGCCTGGGCGGCCTGGGTGATCGTCGCGATTTCGGGCGGCTCGGCGATCGAGCTCTTGTTTCATCCGAAGCCGACCGGCTTTTTTCACGCGGCGCTCGCGGTTCTGCTCGCCGTGCTGGTGTACCTCGCGCGCGGCAACGTCGCGCGCCTTCTACGGAGTGACGAAGCGTGAACATCCTTCGATTCAACGATCACGGCGCGGAAGTCGGTTTGCTGCAGCAGCGCCTCGTGCGCGCCGGCTATCCGGTCGACGTGTCGCACCTCTACGACGAACAGACCGAGCGCGCCGTCCAGACGTTACAGGCGGCCGCGGGCCTCGTCGTCGACGGCATCGCCGGCCCGAAGACGTACCGGGTGCTCGCCAGCGGGCAGCGTGACCCGAAACACCTGACGGACGCCGACCTCATGCGCGCGGCCGACACGCTCGGCGTATCCGTCGCGTGCGTGCGCGCCGTCAACGAAGTTGAGTCGCGCGGCGTGGGCTTTCTGGACGACGGCCGGCCGAAGATTCTGTTCGAGCGGCATGTCATGTATCAGCGGCTCGGCGTAAATCTCGGCGTGAATCTCGGCATGAACGCGGCCGTCGCCGGCGCGAAACAGAACCCGAGCGTCGTCAATCCGAAACGCGGCGGCTACCAGGGCGGCGCCGCCGAATACGTGCGGCTCGACACCGCGGCGCGGATCGACGCGGCGTCCGCGTACGAGTCGGCGAGCTGGGGCGCGTTCCAGATCATGGCGTATCACTGGAAGCGCCTCGGCTACGCGGATGTCGATGATTTCGTGTCCCGCATGGAGCTGGGCGAAGCCGAGCACCTCGACGCATTCGTGCGGTACGTCGCGGCCGACAAGAAGCTGCTGGCCGCGCTCCGGGGCCGGAAGTGGGCGGCGTTCGCGGAAGGCTACAACGGCTCGGATTTCGCGATCAACCTGTACGACGTGAAGCTCGACCGCGCCTATACGAAGTACGCCGGCACGGGCAAGGCGGCCGCATGAACCTCGCGCGCCTGACGCCGTGGCTTGCGCTGCTCGCGTTGATTGCGCTGGTCGCGAGCTGCCAGCACAGCCGCGCGCTGCGCGTGGAGCGCGACCGGGCGACGGAAGACGCGCGCCGGGCAAACCGGGACGCGGAAGCCCGAGCAGCGGTCATCGAGCGCCTGTTGACCGACGCCCGCGCGAAGGACGAGCAGCGCGCGCAGCTCGACCGCGCGCGCGCCGGCGTCGACGCGACGCTCGCGACCTATCGAAACGAACTGCGGAGACTGATCGATGAAAACGCGACCGTGCGCACCTGGGCTGCTGGTGCTTTGCCTGGCGATGTTGTGCGCCTGCACGCAAGCCCCGCCGTCACCGGCGCCGACGATTACGCTCAACGAATGCGCGAGCGTGACGCGCTGCACGATGCCGGCGATGGCGCCACGCACCAACGGCGAGCTCAGTGATTCGCTGCACGTCGCGCGCGCGGCGTGGGCGCGCTGCGCGTCCGAAGTCGACATGATCGCGACGTGCCAGGCGAGAACCCAACCGGAGCCGGCCGCACATGATTAAGCCGAACAGCCTGCGAGCGGCGCTCGTCGCCGCGCTGCCGCAGCTCAACGCGTCGCCGGATCAACTGCTCGTGTTCGTCAACGACGGTAAGATCGTCGCGACGGGCACGCGCACGGCGTCGTTCGACTACGAATACGAGTGCGAGATCATCATCCGCGACTTCATCGGCAGTGCGGACGACGCGATGATCGCCGTCGTCGAATGGGCGCGCGCGAACCAGCCGGACCTCGTGACGAACCGGGACGAGCGCCGCGACGGCATGACGTTCGTCGCCGACATCCTGTCGAACCATGCGGTCGACCTCGGAATCAAGCTGAAGCTCTCCGAAAGCGTTGTGGTGGGTGTTGACGACGACGGCAAGCGGACAGTCGAGCACATCGACGACGCGAGCGAGGCATGGCTGGCGGACTAAGCAGACGCTCGAATCGCTCCGTTCCCGCATCGGCGTCAAATAGACATATTTGCGCTCAATATTCTTAACAATTTCCAATATTGCAACAACACTTAAATTTTCGTTCGGCGTCGCCTCATTTGTTCGTATGCAGTAGCATTAATAATGCGACTCGACAAGCGAGGATAAAATGGATCGGAAGCAGTGCATCTCCTTCATGGAGAATGGATGCATTATTAGTGTCATAACCGATGAGGGCGAAGGAATCTCTGGAATCGTGCGTGCTTTGAATCCAGCAATGAGGGTGGCAACAGTTGATCGTGGCAATAAAACATTTGTCGATATAAATCTTGATAAGATAGCCGCAATCAGAATTAAAACAATTCCTGCCAATATCGATAAATTCAAGGGCGACATCGACTTACTTTCCGGCGACGAATTAATCGAACGGGTAAAAGAGGAATTTCTATCGACAACGCCACGCGTAGAACTCCCGTTGCGCTTTCGCTTTCCTTTTGGCAGGGCAGGCACCAATCAAAACTATCGATTGAAAATTGTTCGATGGGCAGAAGCCATTCAGACCCTTCAAGAAGCCTTCAGGCTCAAGAATGATGGAATCGTCCGGCAAATCGCACTTTACGCCTTCTCCATTAAGCACGATGGATATGTGCAGAGTCAGAAGTTTCCGAACGAGTCAATAGAGGATCAATTGAACACACTGCCGCCCCGTGAATACGTAACCCTCTATGGCGGCTTTAATGATCCAGTTAATTACACCATTGAACAAGGTCAGTTGCTCGAAATCGATTCGAACAAAAGAATGGTCAAGTTGCGGAGCACGCTCGATGAGCGCAATTTCGAGGTGAGTCTCGACGCAATATATGCGATTGATTTCAGTCGGGCCGTCCCCAAGGTTGTGGCCTTGCGCTAGAAGGCAGCGCTTTCTGTCCATCGTTGGAAGATGGACGGATGCGTGCGAACCCATCGGGCAATGGAGGCAATCAGGTTGAACAGCAGGCACGAAGCGAGTGGACAATCTTCAAACGATCGAGAAATGGGCGAGCGGGCTGCTCGCGAAGCTATCGCCGAGCGCGCGCCGTCAACTGCTGCGCGAGCTCGGCCGCGATCTGCGCCGCGCGCAGCAGTCGCGCGTCGCCGCACAGCGGAACCCGGACGGCTCGGCGTACGCGCCGCGGAAGGTGAAACGCGGCGGCAAGCACTTGCGCGACAAGGCTGGCCGCATCAAGCGCGAGGCAATGTTTCGGAAGCTGCGCGCGGCGCGCTATTTGCGAATCGACGTAGACGACGCCGGGCTCGCGATTGGTTTCGATGAGCGGCTGTCGCGCATCGCGCGCGTCCACCAGGAAGGCCAGAAAGCGCCAGTCGAACCGGGCGGCCCGCTCGCGCAGTATCCGATTCGCGTCGTGCTTGGTTTCGCTGACGCTGATCGCGAGCTCGTGCGCGATCGGCTGCTACGCTATCTAAACCGCTGAATCGGTTCCGTGACCCCGCGCTGCGCAATCGACACTAGGCGCGCGTGCTCATATTGATGTACGACATCGATATACACGTTGCTTCCATTCAGTGAACGCGCTTGCGATTTCATTTCGACTAACTTACGAAAATCGCTCGACATTCCGTCCCGTATCTGATGCGAGGATTTGTTGAGATTGACCTATAGTAGAACTCTGAGGGTGCGTTTCCGATAGATGAATGACGTATCCATCGAATCGGTTTTAAAAAAAGTAATTTGGAGGGGGCCATGGCGGATCGTATTTTGAGGATTGTCGTCACTCTGGTCGCTCTCCTCGCATCGTCGCCGACGTACGCCTCTTCCTGCGAAGATGATGATCTGCAAAGCAAGAGTAACGATGGCTCATATCTGTTTATGTTGTCGGGTGCCGTCTACGAGGTGCTTGCGGGGGACGTAATCGATAGCTCGCTGTGGCTTCCTCCATCGGAGGTCGTAATATGCTCAAGGGTCGTTTCGTACCGGGGTGACAAGTACACGATCTACGACATTGTCAACAAAGACGAAAATGAAAAAGTCAGCGCCATCAAGCGCCGATGATTTGATTTTGTGCCCGCTATCCAACAGCCCTCCAAATCATTATCAAAAATAATCGGGGGATTCATGAAATCTCGTGCGTTGATCTCAAGTGCGATTGCATTCGCGACCACGCTTTTCACAGGTTGCATCACGAATCAGGCATTTTCAGAACGCTTGAACACATTGCTTGGGGAACCCATTGACGAAGCCATCTCAAAGCTTGGCTATCCATCAGGTGAGCGACAAGTGGCTGGGCACCACATATACGTTTGGAGTGTTGATCGGAACGGGACAAATTTTGTTCCGCAGCAGTCTTATGCAAATGGATATTCGACAGGGCCATTCGGAATGACGACATATCACGCTACGGCTACCACAATGCGGGCAGTGCCCGTGAACTATGCGTGTGAGATCGATTTAGAAGTGGACATGGAGAACAAGGTTAAATCGTTCCAGTTCAGCGGCAACCAAGGCGGATGCCGCCCCTTTTACTATCGCCTAGGTGCAGAGCGGCGAACGTGCGTCACTTACGCTGGCCAGACGTCTTGTCGGTGAGTGAACTAGTACGCAAAATGCAAGACTAGTCAGCGCGTTGCGCTATCTGAACCGCTGATTCACCTACCGCGGCATCGAGCCGGGCTGATGCGATTGCGTGGTAGGCCGCGTTCGTTTCGCACCCAATCCAGTGCAAGCCGGCCTCGCGCGCCGCGGCGAGAAACGTGCCCGAGCCGGCAAACAGGTCGCACACCACGCCCCTGGCCGGCACGAGCCGCACGACCTCGCGCGCCACGTCGAGCGGCTTCTCCGTGACGTGGCGCTTCGGCAACGGCAGGCGAGACGGGAACACACCCGGCAGGTACACGTCGCTGTCGCGCATCGCGCCGCGGCTCGCCCATACGACGAATTCGGCCTGCTGCGCGAAGCCGCCGCGCCGCGGCCGCGCGCGGCCGGGCGTCTTGTCCCATACCGCGACGCCGCGCAGGATCAAGCCGGCGGCCTGCACGACATCGGTAAGCGTCGGAAGCTGCCGCCAGTCGATGAAGCACACGAGCAGGCCGCCCGGTTTCAACGCGCGCCGGCATTCCGTGAGCCACGCGTGACACCAGAACGCCCACGCGCGCTGGTCCATGTTGTCGCTCTCGAAGTCCACGTAGGCGGCTTTCGTGTCGCTGTTGATGTACTTCTCACTCGGCGGTCGCGTGCGCGCCGACGTGTGCAGTCCGCCGGACGAATACGGCGGATCGGTGAACACCATATCGATTGAAGCGTCGGGCAGCATGCGCGCCATCGTGAGCGCGTCCATTGCGTGAAGTCGGTCGAGTAGCGGGGCAAGATCGGCCGCGGGCGCGGCGTCGGTAGGTTGAATCGTCATCGTGTTGCGAGAGTGAAAAAATGCGCGCGCAGCGCATGCCGCGCGCGTCGTTGCGTGTATCGAGCGGCCATTGTCGACGCACGTTTCACTGCGCGGATCACGAGCACGCTGTACCCGGCAGCACGACAAAGGCGAACGCTCGCATCACGCGCGAGCGGCCGGCACCATTGCCGGTATGGATGCGAACGAAATTCAACGGCAAGCACGCAACGTCGTGCGCAAAGGCTCGATTCTCGATGTCGACCATACGGCGGGCCTCTGCCGCGTGTCGGTCGGCGAGTCGGACGACGACGGCCTGCAAACGAACTGGATTCCCTGGCTCGCGCCGGCGGCCGGTAACACGCGCGAGTGGTCGCCGCCGACGAAGGGCGAGCAGGTCGTCGTGCTCGGTGCGATGGGCGACCTTGCGCAAGGCGTCGCGCTGCGCGGCGTTTTCTCCGATGCGTTCCCCGCGCCCGACAACCGGCCGAATACCCACACCCGAATCTATGCGGACGGCGCGCGCGTGAGCTACGACCACGACGCCCATGCGCTCACGGCCGAGCTGCCCGCCGGCGCGACCGTGCGCGTTGTCGCGCCCGTGTCGATCACGGTCGAGACGGAATCGGCGACCGTGAAAGCCGCATCGGTCACGCTCGACGCCGAGCAGACGACCTGCACGGGCGCATTGCTCGTAAAAGGGCCGCTTGCGTTCGAGTCTGGCATGACGGGCACGGGCAGCGCCGGCGACGGCAACGTGATGCGCATCGACGGTGCGGCCGATTTCACAGGCGAAGTGCGCTCGATGGGCAAGAGCGTGCCGCACCACACGCACCAGGCGCGTGGCGAATCGGCCGAAGTGAGCCAGCCGCTATGAAAGGCATGAACGCCGTCACCGGCCGCTCGATTTCCGGGCTCGACCATCTCGCGCAGTCGATCGGCAAGATCATCACGACGCCGCTCGCGTCGTGCATCCAGCGCCGCGCGTTTGGCTCGGAGCTGCCCGACCTGATCGACGCGCCCGCCAATGGCGCGACGCGCATTCGCCTCTTCGCGGCGATCGCGACCGCACTGATGCGATGGGAACCTCGCCTGACGGTCACGCGCATTCAGATTTCGGCGGCGGCCACCGACGCGTTCGCGGGCCGGCAGTTCGTCGACATCGAAGGATGGACGGACGAGCGCGACGAGCTTGCCTCGCTGCGCGTGCCGCTGTCGAACGGGGGCGCATCGTGAGAAGCACGCCCATCGATCTTTCGCAGCTCCCGGCCCCGGATATCGTCGAGCCGGTCGACTTCGAGACGCTGTTCGCCGAGCGCAAAGCGCGGCTCGTGTCGCTGTATCCGGTCGAGCACCAGGCGGAAATCGCCGCGACGCTCGCGCTTGAATCGGAGCCCGTGACACGCGTCTTGCAGGAAAGCGCCTATCGCGAAGTGCTGCTGCGCCAGCTCATCAACGACACGTCGCGCGGCGTGCTGCTCGCGTACGCCCGCGGCACGACGCTCGAACACATCGCCGCGCTGTTCGATGTCGAGCGGCTCGTGATCTCGGCGGCCGATCCGGAGCACGACGTCGAGCAGGTCGACGAAGACGACGACAGTCTGCGCGAACGCGTGCAGCTCGCGCCGCGCGGCTTCTCCGTCGCCGGCCCCGAAGAGGCGTACGTGTTCCACGCGCGCGCGGCGGACGGCCGCGTGCTGTCCGCGTCCGCGCGCAGTCCCGAACCGTGCGTGATGGTCGTCACGGTGCTGTCGCGCGAAGGCGACGGCACGGCGAGCGACGCGCTCATCGGCATCGTGCGTGCGGCGCTGGAAGGCGTGCGGCCGCAGACCGACCAGGTGATCGTGCAAAGCGCGAAAGTCGTGCCGTACGCGATCCGCGCGACGCTGCGCTTCTTCTCCGGCCCCGATCGCGCCGTCGCGCTCGCCGAAGCGAACAAGCGCACCGCGAAGTTCGCGGCGGACATGCGGCGCATCGGCATGGAGATCACGGTCGACGGCCTGCATGCGGCGATGCGCGTCGCCGGCGTGCAGAAGGTGCTGCTCGACTCGCCCGCCGGCGGCGTCCCCGTGACGCCCGAGCAGGCGCCGTACTGCACCGGAATCGAACTGATCGACGGCGGGGTCGCGGATGACTAAGTTGGCAACCTCGCTGCTGCCCCCGAACGCAACCGCGCTCGAACGCCGGCTCGCGGAGACGAACGCACGTATCAGCGAGATTCCAGTCGACATCGGGACGCTGATGAATCCCGACACGATCCCGCTGCGGTTCCTGCCGTGGCTCGCGTGGCACCTCGGCGTCGAGACGTGGAAGGACTACTGGCCCGAGCAGGTGAAGCGCGCGCGCGTGAAAGCGGCGATTCGGATCGCGCGCAAGAAAGGCACGGCCGCGGCCGTGCGCGACGTGTGCGCGTCGTTCGGCGCGAACGTCGTAATGCGCGAATGGTTCGAGAAGACGCCGAAGGGCCGGCCGGGCACCTTCGAAATCCTGATGACGGTCGGCACGCGCGACGGCATCCCCGCGACGGCCGAGTACGTCGCCGACATCATCGCCGAAGTCGATCGGGCGAAACGCGGCACCGCGCACTACACGTTCACGCAGGGCTTCAACGCGACCGGCACGCAGCGCATCGGCGCCGGCGCGCGCGCGGCGGTGTATCGCCGCCTGTCCCTCACGGATATCTGACATGGCTGGAACCCTCATCAACCTCACCGACGCCGGCCGGGCGGCATTCGTCGCCCCCGGCAACACCGGCACCACCGCGCGTCGCGTCGTCGAGATCGGGCTCGGTACCGCGCCGTTCGCATTCGACCGCGGCATGAAGGCGATGCCGAACGAGCGCAAGCGCGTGACGACGTTCGGCGGCGACAACGTCGCGCCGGACACGGTGCACGTCGTGATCCAGGACGATTCGAACGATCAATACTCGCTGTATGCGTTCGGCCTCTATCTGGACAACGACGTGCTGTTCGCCGTCTACGTGCAGGACACGCCGATTCTCGAAAAATCGCCCGCGGCAATGATGCTGCTCGCGACCGATGTCGTTTTCGCGACGATCGACGCGGCGAAGCTCGAGTTCGGGCCGGCGACGTTCCTGAATCCGCCGGCGACGACCGAGCGCAAGGGCGTCGTCGAGCTCGCCACACAGGCCGAAGTCGACGCCGGCGACGACGACACGCGCGCCGTCACGCCGAAGACGGCGAAGCGACGCTACGCGGCGCTGTCGGGCGCGACGTTCGACGGCCGCGTGCGCGTCGTCGCCGATGTCGACGACCGCACGGCGCAAGTCGAGGTGTCGCCGAAGACAGCCGGGGCCGGCAAGGAAAGCAAGGGCCGCCTGTTCGCCACGTTCAGCGACGCCTCGCTGCCTGACCTGAGCCCGCGCCTCGTCGCGTCGTATCGCGCCGGCTTCGGATCGGGCGCATGGGGCAGCGAGTACTTCGACATCTGGCTGAACGACGGCACGAACAACGACGCGCGCAGCGACGCGAAGCAGACGCGCGCCGTGCGCCTCACGTCCGGCGGCCGCGTGCTGATCGGCGACCGGGAGGACGACGGCAAGACTGCGCTGCAGGTGCGCGGCGGCATCGACGCGTCGGAGGGGGTCACGTCGCGCGCGATCGATGCCGGGGGCGCCGGCGGCCACTTCCGCGCGGTCTGCGACGGCTACGGCGCGCTCGTGCGCAACGACGGTCAGAGCGTCTATCTGCTGTCGACGAAAAAGGGCGATCCGAACGGCACGTACAACGACTATCGGCCGTTCTCGTGGTCGCTGTTGACGGGCAAGGTGATCATCGACGGCAACGGATCGGGTGCCGCATTCGGCGGAGCCGTCGATGTCGCTCGCGACCTGAGCGTCGGTCAAGGCGCCTCGGAAGCCCACATTCGGCTCGGCCCGCTCGACGGCTATCACTACGCGAGCAAGAGCGGGGTCGGCTGGTGGTCGCCGACGCTCGGCTCGTTTCATTACGAATTCGCAAGCCGCACGTTCCGCATCGACGGAAGGGTTTCGTGGCACGAAGGCAATCTCGACCCGCTCGACAGGAGCAAGGGCGGCACGTTGGGCGGCGACGTGGCGTTCGCGCCGGGCAAGCGGCTCGTGCTCGCTGAAGGCAGCCCGTCCGTGCCTTCGCTCACGTTCGCCAACGATGGCGTGCCGGATACCGGCCTCTATCACGCGGCGGACGGCGAATTTGGCGTGACGTGCAACACGAGCGTCGTCGTGCGCTTCTCGCCGACGCTCGCCGTGTTCGAACAGCCCGTCACCGGCCCAACGCCGCCGGCGGCCGATCGCTCGACGCGCCTCGCGACGACGGAATGGGTTCGGTCCGTCCTGTCGACGACGACGATCGGACAGATCGTTTTCGAGCCGCGCACGACGGTACGGCCGGGCTTCCTCAAGGCGAACGGCGTGCTCGTGAACCGCGCCGACTACCCGGAATTGTGGGCGTATGCGCAGGCAAGCGGCGCGCTCGTGTCCGACGACGAGTGGATGAAGGATCGCTGGGGCTGCTTCTCAACCGGCGACGGGGCGGCGACGTTCCGTTTGCCCGAGCTGCGCGGCGAGTTCATTCGATGCTGGTCCGATGCACGCGGCGGCGTCGACGCAAGCCGGCAGATTGGCGCGTTCCAGGGCGACCAGAACCACACGCACGCGCACGGCGCCGGGGCGAGCGAGGCGCCGGATCACAACCACACCGCGTGGACCGACGTGCAGGGCTGGCACGGGCACCACGGCTGGACGGGCGGAGTCGGGGACCATCAGCACATCGTGCCATTCGGGCAAAACGACCGGACGTTCACTCCGCCGTGGGGAACCAACGGTGAGAACGACCGCTTCGGCGCGCAAACGGAAGACTGGGACAACAAGTGGTTCCTCACCAGCCCCGCGGGCAGCCACAACCACGAGTTCAACACGGAAGGAAACGGCAATCACGGCCACGCCGTCGGCATCGGCGCCGCGGGCCGGCACGCGCACGCGATCACGGTTCAACCCGACGGCGGTGACGAGTCCCGCCCGCGCAACGTCGCGCTGCTCGCGTTGATTCGCGCCTACTAACCACGAGAGACACGACATGTTGATTCATCACTACAGCCCGTCGACGGGCGAATACCAGAGCAGCGGCCAGCCGGACGCCGATCCGCGCAACGACGGCCGCTGGCTGATTCCGGCGTCCGCGACGCTCGATGCGCCGCCGGCGCGCACGCCGACCACGTGGCCGTTCTATCGCGACGGCGCGTGGTTCCTGCTGCCCGACTACCGCGGCCGCGTCTGCTATCGGACGGACACGGGCGAGCCGGTCGAGATCGCGATCGCGGGCAAGACGCCGGCCGACCTCGGCCTCACGACCGAGCCGCGGCCGTCCGAGCGGCACGCGTGGATCGACGGCGCGTGGGCCGTGCCGCCCGAGCTGATCGCGCGCGAGAAGCGCGACGCCGCGATGGCCGAGTTTGAGCGGCGGTTGTCGATCGCGCGCCGGGAGAACCTCGGCAAAGCGGACGCCTACGCGGCGGGCCAGCTCGACGACGAGCAGACGTACTACTTCAAAGCCTGGTCGGCCTACCAGATGGCGCTCGTCGCGGCGATCCAGAAAGACACGTTCCCGGACGCGATCGCGTGGCCCGACACGCCCGCGCCATACGTGCCGCCCGCGCCCGAGCCGATCGCGCCGGAAAGCATGTCGTCCGCCGATGCGGCGGCCGCCGGCGACAGCGCGCAGGCGGACACCGAACACACCCCGGCCTGACGCCGGCCGATCACTGGGAACCCTCCCGATTTTCCATGTAACAGGAGTTGCACACCATGCCGCAGGACTACCACCATGGCGTACGCGTCATCGAAATCAACGAAGGCGGCCGACCGATTCGCTCGGTGTCGACGGCCGTGCTCGGCGTCGTCTGCACCGCGGCCGACGCCGACGCGACCGCCTTTCCGCTCAATACGCCCGTGCTGCTGACGAACGTCGTCGCCGCGCTCGGCAAGGCCGGCAAGAAAGGCACGCTGCGCCGCACGCTCGACGCGATCGGCAAGCAGACGAAGCCGCTCACGGTCGTCGTGCGCGTCGCCGAAGGTAAGGACGAAGCCGAGACGACCTCGAACGTCATCGGCACCGTGACGCCGGAAGGCAAGTACACGGGCATCAAGGCGCTGCTCGCCGCGCAGGCCGCGCTCGGCGTGAAGCCGCGCATCCTCGCCGCGCCCGGCCTCGATACGCAGCCCGTCGCGGCCGCGCTCGCGTCGACCGCGCAGTCGCTGCGCGCGATGGCGTATGTCGCGGCGTCCGGCTGCAAGACGAAGGAAGAAGCCGCCGCGTACCGCAAGCAGTTCGGCCAGCGCGAAATCATGGTGATCTGGCCGGACTGGCTCGGCTGGGACGACACGACGAATTCGACCGCAGTCATCCCGGCGCCGGCGATCGCCGCCGGCTTGCGCGCGAAGATCGACAACGACGTCGGCTGGCACAAGACGCTCTCGAACGTCGTCGTGAACGGCGTCACCGGCATCAGCGCCGACGTGTCGTGGGATTTGCAGGACCCGGCGACCGACGCGGGCTATCTGAACGAGCACGAAGTGACGACGCTCGTGAACCGCAACGGCTTCCGATTCTGGGGCTCGCGCACGTGTTCGGACGATCCGAAGTTCGCGTTCGAGAACTACACGCGCACGGCGCAGGTTGCTGCGGATTCGATCGCCGAAGCGCAGATGCCGGTCGTCGACGGTCCGCTGAACCCGTCGCTCGCACGCGACATCGTGGAGAGCATCAACGGCTGGTTCCGGCAGCAGACCACGAACGGCTATCTGATCGGCGGCGGCGCCTGGATCGATCCCGAGCCGAACACGGCCGACGTGCTCGCGGCCGGCAAAGCGTACATCGACTACGACTTCACGCCGGTTCCGCCGCTCGAAAACCTGGTGCTGCGCCAGCGCATCACCGACCGCTACCTCGCCGATTTCCCGGCGCGCGTGGCGGGCTAACAGGAGTCAAACGCAATGGGTATGCCTCGAAAACTCAAGGGCTTCAACGTCTTCCACAACGGCACGAATTTCGCGGGCGAAGTCGACGAGCTCGTTCTTCCGAAGCTCAAACGAAAGATGGAGCCGTGGCAAGGCAGCGGCATGACGGGCCCGGTCAAGGTCGACTTCGGCAACGAAGAACTTCAGCTCGAATGGACGTGCGGCGGCTTCATGGTCGAAGTGCTCGAACAGTACGGCGCCGTGCAGCATGACGGCGTGTTGCTGCGCTTCTCCGGCGGCTATCGGCGCGAGGACAGCAAGAAGCACGACCAGATTGAAGTGGTCGTGAAGGGCCGGCACGAAGAAATCGACATGGGCACCGCGAAGGCGAAGGAAGACACGAAATTCAAGATCACGACCAACGCCAGCTACTACAAGCTGACCGTGAACGGGCGCGACCTCATCGAGCTCGACTTCGTCAACGCGGTCGAGAAGATCAACGGCATCGACCTTGCGGCGGACCTTCGCCGCGCGATGGGCCTGTAACAGCGAGCCCGCGACCGTTGCACGCGGGCGAACCACTTCATATCGACACAAGGAATCCACCATGCATCAACACAATGCTTCGACCGGCCAACACAATCACGGCGCTATCGCGGACGGCAACAACGGCGCCGTGGACGGCTATCACAACCACTTCGTGCCGCCCTTCGATGGCCGCCACACGCACGGCGCTGACGCGCGCACCACTGCGCCGGCAGCGTCAGACAACACCACGCCGAATACGCACACGCTCGACACGCCGATCGTGCGCGGCGAGCAGACCATTGCGCAGGTCACGCTGCAGAAACCGGCGGCCGGCGCGCTGCGCGGCACGTCGCTCGCGGCGCTCGTGAACCTCGATGTCGACGCGCTGCGCAAGGTGCTGCCGCGCATCAGCACGCCGACGCTCACCGAGTTCGACGTCGCCAACATGGACCCGGCCGACCTCGTTGCACTGGGGGGCATCTTCGCGGGTTTTTTGATGCCGAAGGCGCTGAAAGCGAGCATGGAATACCCGAACGCGTAGAAGACGCGATGGCGGATATCGCGACGGTGTTCGGCTGGACGCCGCGCGATATGGACGGCTTCGCCCTGGCCGAATTGATGGACTGGCGCGAGCGCGCCCGGATACGTAGCGGAAACGAGTAACGATGGACAACGCCCTCAAATTGCGCGTCATGTTCGACATGATCGACAACTGGACGAAGCCCCTGAAAAATGTGCTGAACAGCAACAAGGGGCTTGCGCAGTCGCTCAAGCAGACGCGAACCGAGCTCGCCGAGCTCGGCAAGCAGCAGAAGGCCGTCGCGTCGTTTCGTGAGATGCGATCCGGGCTCGCTGAAACGTCGACGAAGCTGTCGGCCGCGCAGGGCCATGTGAAGCAGCTCGCCGGCTCGTTGCGCGCGTTCGGCCCGCCGTCTCGGCAGATGATCGCCGACTTGGGGCGTGCCCGCCAGGCGGCGTCGAAGCTGCGCGCCGAGCAGAAGAAGCAGACGATCGCGCTCGATGCGATACGCGGCAAGCTCTCGCAGACCGGCATCGACACGCGCAATCTCGCCGCGCACGAGCGCACGCTGCGCGCCAACATCGCGCAAACGACGGCGGCAATGCAGGCGCAGACCCGCCAGCTCGACGTGATGAGCGAGCGCGAAAGAAAGCTCGCTGCGGCGCGCGGCAAGATGCAGGCGATGCAGGGCGTCGCCGGCGGGATGGCGATCGGCGGATACGCGGCGCGCTCGACCGGCGCGCACGCGCTCGGCGATCTGCGCGAGGCGCTCGACGAGACGAAGAAGATCCAGAACGAGCGCGCACGCATCACGGCGCTCGGCCTCGGCGACCAGGCGACGAAGGACGCCGAGAAGTACGTCCGTTCGATGAAGATGATGGGCGTCAGCACGTCGGACAACATGACGCTGATGCGCGATGCGCTGTCGATCTTCGCGGACGAGCATCACGCGCAGATGGTGATGCCGACGTTGGCGAAGATGAAGTTCGCGAACGAAGCGATGTTTGGCGCGGAAGACGCACACGCGAACGAAGAGAAGTTCATGAACATGCTGAAGGTGATCGAGCTGCGCGGCGGCACGAAGGACGAAGCGACGTTCAGGGACGAAGCGAACATGGTACAGAAGGTGCTGTCGGCGACGGGCGGTCGCGTCGGCGGCGACGAGTGGCGCAACTTCATCCAGACGGGCGGCGTCGCCGCGAAGCAGATGCGCCAGGACGCGTTCTATTACCAGATGGAGCCGCTGATTCAGGAAATGGGCGGACACCAGGTCGGCACCGGGCTCATGTCCGCGTACAGCAACGTCTATCAGGGCAAGACGACCGTGCGGGCTGCGCAGGAGATGATGAACCTCGGCCTGCTCAACAAGAAGAACGTCGAGTACAACAAAATCGGCATGATCAAGCGGATCAAGCCGGGCGCGCTGCTCGGTGGCGATTTGTTCAAGGCGTCGCCGTTGGAATGGCTGGAAAAGGTATTGCTCCCGCAGATGGCGAAGAAGGGCATCACCGACCCGGACAAAGTGAAGGACATGATCTCGACGATCTTCACGAACCGGACGGCCGCGAACCTGTTCTCGACGATGTACATGCAGCGGCAGCAGATACACAAGAACGAGAAGCTGAACACGGGCGCGTATGGCATCGACGAAATGCACAAGCTCGCGTCCGAACAGACGCCCGGCAAGGAGCTCGATGCGCGTGCGAAGCTGCGCGACCTCCTGAACGAAATCGGCGAGCGCATCGCGCCGATGTACAACGCCGCGCTCGACCAGACACGCGCGCTTGCCGACCACCTGCTGAAGACGATTCAGGCGCATCCGCAAGCGACGAAGGTCATCGTCGCGCTCGTGGCCGCTTTCTCCGCGCTACTCGCCGTGCTCGGCACATTCACGATCGTCCTCGCCGGCGTGCTCGGTCCGCTCGCGATTGTGCGTTTCAGCATGGCAACGCTCGGCATCCAAGGCGGGATTCTGTCGCGCGCGCTCGGTATCGGCGCGGCCGCATGGCGGATGTTCGGCGCGGCCGCCATGGGAGCGGGGCGCCTATTGCTCACGACGCCGATCGGCCTGTACGCCGCGGCGTTCGCCGTCGCCGCGCTGCTGATTTACCGCTATTGGGGGCCGATTAAGGCATTCGTCGCAGGCGCGCTCGCGGCGATCGGCAAAGCGCTCGCGCCGATGCGCGGCGCATTTCTCGCGGCGTTGCAGCCGCTTGGCCGTGCGCTCGCGGCGGCGAAACCGATGTGGGACTGGCTGGGCCGTGCGCTGTCGACGGCGGCCGGTTGGCTCGGCAAGCTCTTCGCGCCCGCGCGCGCGAGCGCCGATGGCCTGTCCGCAGCGGCGGCGGCCGGCCGCGGGTTTGGTGCGGTGCTCGGCGTGGTGCTGCGCACCGCACTCGCGCCGCTCGCATGGCTCGGCCGTGCGCTCGGCGGGCTCGCCGGCCTGTTCGTCGAAGCGATGGGCGACGCGCGCGCGGCACTGAACGGCGGGCTCACGGCGCTCGGCGCGCTGATCCTGAACTGGTCGCCGCTCGGCATGTTCTACCGCGTGTTCGCGGGCGTGCTGTCGCTGTTCGGCGTCGAGCTGCCCGCGAAATTCACCGAGTTCGGCGGCCACCTCGTCGACGGGCTCGTCGGCGGCATCAGCAGCGGACTCGGCAAGGTGAAGGACGCGATTTCGAATATGGCGAACAGCACCGTGGGCTGGTTCAAAGAGAAGCTCGGCATTCACAGCCCGAGCCGCGTATTCGCCGCGCTCGGCGGCTTCGTCGGCGAGGGCGCGGCGCTCGGCATGCAGGGCGAGCAGCGGCGCGTCGCGAAAGCGGCGCTCGGCCTCGCAACCGCGGCTGTCGCATCGTTCGGCACGCCGGCGCTCGCGACACCCACGACGCCGCTCGTGCAGCCGACCGTGCCGATCGATCGCCGCGCGCCGCTCGCGGCGGCAACCGCCGCACCTTCGGCGGCCGCGCCGGCGTCGCCGATCGTCATCAACATCTACCCGCAGGCCGGGCAGGATCCGCACGCGATCGCGCGCGCCGTCGAAGCGGCGCTTGATCGCCGCGAGCGCGCGAAGCAGTCGCGCATCGGCTCGCGCCTGTCGGACTGACGCACACGGAGTCACGCATGCTCATGTCCCTTGACCAATTTGTTTTCAGTCTCACGAGCGCGCCGTTTCGCGAGTTGCAGCGCCGGCGCACCTGGAAGCATCCGACGAGCTCGCGCGTCGGTGCGCGCGACGGCCGCCAGTTCGCCGGCGTCGGCGACGACACGATCACGCTGAACGGCCTGGTCGCCCCCAAGACGTTCGGCTCGATCGCGTCGATTCGCGAGCTCGCCGCGATGGCGGACACGGGCGAAGCATACGTGCTCGTCGACGGCGCCGGCAACGTCTACGGCGCCTACGTCATTGCCGAGCTGAACGAGACGCAGAGCTACCACACGGCGGACGGCACACCGCGGCGCATCGAGTTTCAGCTCACGATCGAGCGCGTCGACGACGACGTGCTGCGCACGGCGCGCGACAAGAACACACGGAAGGACAAGCGCTGATGGCCACGTCGACGAACGAACGCACCACGAGGACGGATTCGCACGACGCGCCGCGCGTCGCGCGCCTGCATCCGCAGCCGGACTACCGCATTTCGGTGGGCGGCCGCGATCTGTCGCGCCTGTTCGCGCCGCGGCTCGTGTCGCTGTCGATTTCGGAGTCGCGCTCCGACGAGGCGGATACGATCGACATCGTGCTCGACGACTCCAAGAACGATCTGGACATTCCGAAGCGCGGCGCCACGATCAAGGCGTCGATCGGATGGGCTGGCGAGCCGCTCGTCGACAAGGGTAGCTTCGTCGTGAACGAAGTCGAGCACAGCGGCAGCCCGGACATTCTCACGGTCCGCGCTCGCTCGGCCGCGATGACGAGCGGCATGCAGGAGCGCCGCGAAAAGAGCTGGCATCGGCAGACGATCGGCTCGATCGTGCGCTCGATCGCCGGCCGGTACTCACTCTCGCCGACCGTCGGCGACGCGCTCGCCAAAATCCTGATCGCGCACATCGACCAGACGCACGAATCGGACATGTCGTTTCTCACGCGCCTCGCGAAACGCTACGACGCCGTGATGAACGTGAAAGACCTACGCCTGTTGTTCATGCCGGTCGGCACCGGCCGCACCGCGAGCGGCAAGCAGCTCGACGTGCTCGAACTGACGCGCGCGAACGGCGACGGCCATCGCTACCACGTCTCGGAGCGCGAGAACTACGCGGCCGTGCGCGCGCACTACCATTCGAACGGGCGGGCGAAGCGCAAGTCGGTCATCGTCGGTGGCGAAAACAGCAAGAACGTGAAGGTGCTGCCCGAAGACTATGCGACGGAGGCGGAAGCGCGCGCGGCAGCGCAAGCCGAATTCAAGCGGATGCAGCGCAGCCAGGCGACGATGAGCTACACGCTTGCGCGCGGCCGCGCCGAGCTGTTCCCGGAGATGCCCGTCACGGTGTCGGGCTTCAAGCCGGAAATCGACGAGACGCCGTGGCTCGTGAAGAAGGCGACGCACACGATCGGCGACGTCGGCTTCACGACCGTGCTCGAGCTCGAAATGCGCGACGACCCGACGACGGATAGGCACCGGTCGCACTTTCGCCGAAACAGATAGCTGTACGCTACTCTTCGTCGGGCAATTCTCCCGTTTCAACTAACACGTTGAAGTGAGTGGCCGGTACGATATATGTGCCCTGCCCACGAGCCTGCTTAACTTTCGCTGGACCTGCGTTCGGCCCGATACACAGAAATGTCAGGTCACGCGTCACGCCGTTTTTTCTGACGTACAACCCGGCTTCAGTTGCAACGGCCTCCATTTCTTCCCGCTGTGCAGCGGGAAAGCCTGTAAAGAGAATCTGCGGAACACCCGGCGGCGGAGGCTCACTGCGGTTGATCTTCAATGCCTGCTCGCGTCGGACAGGGATGCGCGGATCTCCGGTTACATAGGGCGCTTTCAGAAAAGTATCTGATCCATCGAGATACGAAGAAACACGATCTTTCCGAAACGTCTTGAATGCGTTCGAGCGCACGCACACGCCCTGAATGTAATTGCCGTCCTCGCTCCAGTTCACCAATTCGTACTCAGTGAACTCCCCCCGATATTTCTGATAGGTGAATTTCATGGCCTCACGCACCGGTTCCCGGCTCTCTCTGTATTTATTGGATCAGTGCCGCTTACTGGTCGCTAGCGGCTGCCACTCGACACCATGTCCGACTGCTTCGATACACCGCGCACGCTTTCCCGCCTGCATCACGATGCTGCCGACCGTGTATCTGCTACCGCCGTATTCGCAATGTAAAGGAGTGGCTTCGGTTGCCGCGACCTGTTCCGTCGCTGGCCGCCTGCCAATCTCGAAGTAAAAAATCGCAGCGAGAACCAGCAGACCTAAGCAAATTGGAGCTGTTACGCCGTATCGTGTCCACTGCCGCTTGCTTGTAGGATGCGATGCTGTCGGGGGCATCGCTGAGGCCACAACGTCGAGTGGATGCCGTGGGGTCCGCTGTACTGCTGGAATCGACGGCTTCGATGTCTCGATGCTGGACGGTGAAGTAACGTCCGTTTGCTTTAACGCGACTGGCACCTGCAGCATCGTGCCATTTCTTATCCAACCGTCCAGATACTTGAGCGCACGCTCGTACACATCGCGCGGCATGTCGTCCATCTTCTTAAAGTTGAACACCGTCATGAGCCGGCGGTAAACCATCAGCTTGTCGGTACCGGTCTTGCCCTGTATCTCGAATGCCTTGCGTGCAATTACGTTGCGTTGCCTGTCGCTGATGACTTTCGTTACGACCGGTTTCGATTCGCCACTGTGGAAGTGGAGATTGACGCTCGCCTGTGCGCTGTTACTCTTCACGTCGTGGCCAGCAACCTGGCCGACGTCACCGCTGAACTTTTGATTCATTGATTTCTTTTTCTCCTGCGGCTGGCCCTGCCGCAAATCTCTCGGTCTCTCAATCCCGATCGCTTCCGCGCTTCCTCCGTGCCCTGGGCATGTTGATCGTGAAGGGCCCCGTCACGTCACCACTGACCTGCTGGCCAATGCTCGCCCCGCTGAAGTCCTGCTGATACTTGTTCGGCGCCGCGCCGGTTGCGAGCGCAGCGCGCGCCGCGTTGCGCACAGCATCTGGCGCGTCACGATACAGACGCACGATATCAACCTCGTCGGCCGAAAGCTCGGTGACGTTGCGCTGCCCGGTAAGAACGTAGAGGACATCGACGCCGTGTGCGGCTACCGCTTCCAGATACGTGGAATCGGGTCGCCTCGATCCGTTCTCGTAATTCAATTGCGCGTCCTTGGACACCCCACCCAAGGCGGCAAATGCGGTCTGGTTCAACCCAAGACGCTGGCGTTCCTCTTTGAGCCTCTGCGAAAAAACTGCCAATTGACCACCATATATGTTGACAAGTGGCCATTTGGCCACTATTCTGCAGTTGTGCAAGGTTAACGAAGGGAAGTATACCGCCATGCTTCGCAAGAAAGCCCCCGTCACGCGCTCGCCGCGTGGCGTGCTGTCCGACAAGCCCATCTATATGCGGCTCATGCCCGACGAGCGACGCACTCTCGAGGAACTGTCTGTATCTCAGAATCGTTCGACATCCAGCGTCGCGCGGTTGATCTACCTCGAGGGCATTGAGCAATACCGAGCCAAAGTTACCGGCGCGGACGCTCAACCGCACGCAATTCCCGTTGCGGGTCATTGAGCCATGCGCACCCCTGCCCTTATCGAACCCGCGCTCCGGCAAGCACTGCATGGCCCGAAACGCCATGACGTGCAAGCTGCCCTCGGATGGGACGATTCCCAGGTCAGCCGCTTTCTGAGCGGAGGACAGGGCATCGTCATCGACAAAATCGACACGCTCGTCGCGGCCGTCGGCTTCGTGCTCGTCACCCGCAAATACCTTGACGCCGTTGCCACGCTCGGCGAAGTAGGCGTGCATTGCGAATGCGCACGCCGCGGCTATGGCGAATGTTGCCAAGGGGGTACTCCATGCGAATCCTGAACCGCTGCCCACACTGCCGCACGCGCGCCACAGCGCGCAGCAGCCGCGAAATGTCGTGGACCTTCCGCGAAGTCACGTATCAGTGCAACAACCCGGAATGCGGCCACACCTACGTCGTGAACATGGAATTCGCACGCACGCTTTCGCCGTCCGCAACCCCGAACCTGTCGCTGAATCTACCGCTCTCGCCGCACGTGCGCGAGCGCCTCGTGCAGCAGCTCGAGCTACCAGTCTAGCCGCCTAACCCGCTTCCCCGTTTCCCCTCGCATCGTGCCATTGCGGCGCGAGGGGCTTTTTTTACCTGAAGAAAAGGAGTACTGAATGGCCACTCTTGCTTCTGCCCCACTCGTCCTGCCGTTCAACGTCGTCGATCTTCCACTCGAGACGCGCCGCGAATACCTGCGGACGCTCTGGAACGCCGACGTCGACGCCATCGTGTTTCTTGGCGCCGCCCGCAAGCTCGGTTACGCGCTCGGCGGCCGCTGGGATGCGGACGCCGACATGCCCGCCCTCGTGCCGACCATCAGGCTCCTGCACTGACCACGATGCGCGCGCCCCTTTCCGACGTCGAGCTGCGCGCGGCCTGGTCACGCCTGCGCATGGTCGGCGACTTCGACACGGCCCCACAGGCAGTTCGGCTTGTCGTGGAATCCGCGGCGCGCGCGATGCAGGACCGCGAAAAAGCCCGTCTGCGCCGCAGCTTCGACGCGAAGCGCCGCGCGGCAAACGACACCGACGATTGACTCACCCGCGCCGACCGCCGGCGCACACATGAGGAACCACACGATGAAACCCTACGTCTTCGGCGTCGGCGTACTGCTGATGCTCTCGTTCTCGCTCACAGGCATTCACTGCCTGACCGCCGACGTGTTGCGCCTGTTCGACGTTCGACATGCGCGCCTGATTGGGTTCGCGGTCGGCGTCGTCGCATTGGTCGCCCTGGTGGCTGCGCTGGCCTGGTCCGTTCCGCCGCGGAGATAACCATGACGCTCACGGAATTCTTCGCCGAGATTGGCGACGACAACCTCGGTTTCCAGCTTCTCGCGCAGTGCATGACGAACGTCCGCGATGAGCAGCAAGGAACGCACGTGTCGTTCGAAACCGACGCGATCTCGGCAGCCAATGTCGCCCGCGGCACGGGCCGCGTGGGCCTGATCGTGTGGGCCGATCGCGACGCATTCGAACGCGCGACGGCCAAAGCCAACCAGGCCAAGCCCACATAGCGCAGCGTCGGCCGTCGTCGACGAGCTCGAGGCAATCCAATCACGCACTGTCGCACTGCATCGCCCGATAGCGCATCCACTTTCACGCCGCGCGCACTCCCCGATGCCTCGGGGCGCGGCGCTTTTCCGGGGCGGTCCGCACGACGCCCCGGCTTTTTCGAGGGTGACATGACCCAATTTTCTGAACAACTTCCGGCAGACGACATGGATGCGGAGATCCGCTTCCGGTCCTCCGTCCGCTACGTAATGCTCGATCAAATTGCGGAACTGCGAGAGCTGAAAGGGCAAGAGCAGTTCCCATGGGCGAGCTTCGTGTTACGGCACTCGGTCTTCTCTTATCTGGACATGCTCAACGGCCTCGCCGGAGAGTGGTGAGCATGGCGAACACATCCATCCGCTATGAGCTCATGACGACGGCCGGCCTTCGCACTGTGAGCGGCGATCACGTCGTGATTCCGAACGACGCCGGCGCAACCTTCGGCATTCACATGGAGCGCAACGCGCCGGACGGCCACCCCGAAAAGTGGGCCGTGACGCACCTCGCGTCTGGCATGGCCGCCGGCGTCGGCCCGACGCGCGACGCCGCGATCGCGCACGCGGCCGCGAACCTCGAGCGCAACAAACGTCGGCTGCGCGACATGCTCGACGAGGCCATGACGGCGCGCGCCAATCTGCAAATCGCCGTGCATCGAATCCAACAGAACGAACACGCCATTCTCGGGAGGATTCCCGCATGAATTACGACCCGGACCGCGCGCCGCACGACGTCGCGCTCGCCTCCGCGATCACTGCGGCCGCCGGCACGCTGCGCTTCGACAACAAGCCGGGCAGCCTTCGGCGGCAATGCACGCTCGGCCTGTTCGTCGCGGCGCTTAGCGACCGCCTCGCCCTCTCCTTTCCCGAGTCGGCCGACGCGCTGAAAGCGATCGTGTTTAGCCCGGCCACGACCGGCAATCCCACAGCGCGCAATCCGCAGCAACCCAAATAGCACTTTCAGACATGGCCACGATCGACGAACTGAAACAACGTATCGACCTGCACGACCTCGCCGACCGCCTCGGCCTCAAGCGCGGCCGCGGCGGCGACAAGGCGCTCTATCACTCGCCGCAGCACGAGGACAAGAGCCCGTCCCTGTCGATCTACGTGAACCATCCGAAGCACGGCACCGGCTGGCGCGATCACAGCGCCGACGCCGGCGGCTCGTGCATCGACTTGGTGATCCACGCGCGCGGCGGCACCGTCGCCGACGCCGTGCGCTACCTGCACGGCGCCTACGGCATTCCGCTCGACCGGCCCGCATCTGCCGAGCGCCGCAAAAAAACGAAGTTCGAATACATCGCCGAACGCTGCTTCGCCGAGCGTGACCGCGTACGCGAATATCTCGGCGGCCGCGGTATTTCCGCCGCGGCGATCGACGCCGCGATCGCTTCGCGCTCGCTCGGCTTCAACACGTGGACAAACTCGAAAGTCGCCGCCGGCGACGTCGGCCACGGCGGGCCGGCCGCAGCCTTCATCGTGCGGGCGCTCGAAGATAGCCGCATCGTCGCCGTCGACATGCGGTATGTCGATCCAGCACTCAACGGCAACACCAAGACCTCATGTCAAGGTGATCGATCGGGCTACGGATGGACCGCCGATATCCGCAAGCTGATGAAGGCAAAACGCGTCATCGTCGTCGAGAGCCCGATCAACGCCCTCTCGGTCGACACGTGCGCGATGCCTGGAACAGCCGCGCTCGCACTACGCGGCGTGGCGAACGTAGACGCCATCGACTTCACGTTTCTGCGCGGCAAGCAAATCGTCGTCTGCATGGACAACGACGAGCCGTTCGCGGACGGCCACCCGCGCGCCGGCCGTCGACCAGGGCCGGAAGCCGCGTGGGCGCTTTACGAACGGCTCACGAGCCTCAACATCAGCGCGGTGCTCGTCGACCAAGCCGGCTGGCTCGCCGATCTGGCGGACGGCGAGACGAAACAGCAGCCGATCAACGACGTAAACGACTACCTGCAACTGCGCGGCCCGGCCGAGCTCGCGCGCTCGCTCGAGCAGCTCGAGCCGTGGCTCATTGCCGGCCTGGCGGGCGACGCGTCGCGCCGCGGCCGGCCGCGCATCTATCTGCCGTCGCATGACTTCGCGCAGTACTGGCGCTTCCGCGTGCGGCCCGACTTCACGAGCTACATCACGAAGATGGACCGAAACGACGAGTCAGGCGTAGAAACTCCCGTGATGACGGACCTATGCGGCTTTCGCATCGCCGGCATCAGCCGCGTGTCGGTCGCGAGCGCGACGTCGACGATGACGGGCGACGCCGACCAAGCGCCGACCGTCTACTTCGCCGTGTCCGTGCAGACGCCGCGGCACGGCGCGCAGCTCGTCCGACGCGTGATGCTCGACGACCAGCTCCACAACGTCGACCAGTGGGGCAAGTTCGGCCCGATCTGGACGCCGGCGCCGTTCAAGCGCATGGTGAACATCCTCGAGCGCGGCGCCGACCTCGGCGCGCGCCACGCCGCAAACTTCGTCGGGCTCGCGTGGCGCGACGGCCGCCTGATCGTCAACGAGGGGCCGGACTGCTACTTCACCGAAGCCGACAAGCAGTGCCCATATCACAACCTGACGTTCCCGAGCGGCCCGGCCAGCGACGCGCGTCGCGTCATTACGGCCTACCAGACGACGTTCAAGCAGAACGCCGCGACGATACCGCTCGTGTGGGCGCTCGGCGGCCACCTGAAGGCACTGCTCGGTTTCTGGCCGCACATCACGATCCAGGCGAACAAGGGCGCCGGCAAGTCGACGCTCATCAAGCGCCTCGAGCGCTCGCTCGCGTTCACGATGTTCTCCGGGCAGTCGCTGCAAACCGAATTCCGCCTGCTGACGAGCATCAGCCACACGAGCCACCCGGTCGGATGGGAAGAGCTTTCCGCACGCCGACAGGACGTGATCGACAAGGCGGTCGGGCTGTTGCAGGAGAACTACCAGTACACCGTGACGCGCCGCGGCACCGACATGACCGAATACCTGCTGTGCGCGCCCGTGATGCTGGCCGGCGAGGACGTGCCCGTGCGCAGCCTGCTCGGCAAGCTCGTGCGCACGACGCTGACCGGCAAGCGCGGCCCGCTGCTGCCCGACGATCTGCCGCGCTTCCCGGTTCGGCAGTGGCTCGAGTACCTCGCGAGCCTCGACAAGCGCGCCGTGCTCGAGCAGTACACGACGTTGCGCGATAAGGCGCTCGCGAAATGCATCGCGAGCGGCGCCGACGACGGCGCGACTCGCATGGCAGCCAACTATGCGGCGGTCGCGCTCGCCTGGCGCTATCTCTGCGAATTCGCCGGCATGGACCCGAGCGAGGGTGGCTTTCCGCATGACCTGATCGCGGAAATGAACGGCCACGTCGCCGAGACGAGCGCCGATCGCGAGCCGTGGGTCTGGATCATGGAAACGGTGCTGTCGGAGATCGACGGCGGCAACTACAAACACCCGTACACGTTCGATACGGTCGACGGCGAGTTCTGCCTGTTGCTGCGCACGGGCCACGTGATGGACCACCTCGCGCACACGAGCGCGCTACGCGACAAATGGAACGGGCTCCCTGTGAAGTCCGACCGCGTGTTCAAAGCGCAGCTCAAGCACGCCGGCGTCGTGGTCGGCGAGAAGGAAGTCGAGCGCCGCATTTACACCCGCCGCGTGCCCTACCTCACGCCGGTTTCGCTCGAGCGCCTGGCCGTGTTCGGCCTGCACGTGTCGATCCGCGAGGACCTGGCGACCGATGCACTCGAACGGGGCCACGCATGACGCCTTCTCAGCCGTCGCGGCCGCCGTGCGGCCGTGCCCCTTCCCTCGTTCATTCCGGCCGCGTAGCGGCCCTGAAATCGGGTTTCCGCTGCGTGCGCCGATGCGCGCAGCAGTCGGCGCACGCCAACCCGCGGCCGCCGCTTGGTTCACTTCCCCCCGTTCCCCCCGCGAGTCGAAACGGCCGGGCAACAGCGCGAGCCGAGAGGAAGCGGGGCCTCGCGGGTGGAATTTTCCACCGCGACCGGGCACGCAGCGCATGCGAATCGTGGATTTCGACGGCATCCGCTCGTAAGTCATTGATTCTTGAAGCGAGTGCCGCCTTCAGTCGCCTGCAATTTGCCATCAGTTCGGCTGCTTTTGCCATGAGTCCGGTTTTTGCGCTGGCCGCCGCCGTCCTTCTCTCTTCTCTCTCTATTTCATTGAAAAAGAAAGAGAAAGAAGACAAGGAAGGGCAAGGCGTAAGCCGAAACGGACTGCCACGAGTTGAGTGCGTTTTGCCATCAGTTACCGACGCTGCCTATTTTTTAGGCCACGAGTTTTTCTGTATCGCCATGCCTGAATGATGGCAATTGATGGCGAGTAAATTTATTTAAAATCAAATAGTTACATACGAACAGTCACACGCACCATCAATCCATGAATTGCGCTGCGTGTGGTCCCTTTTTGTGACAAGGATTGCGATGCAGAATCTTGAGCGGGCGTCGCCGAGCCCGTGCTACGAAGCGACGATTCCGGTGAACTCGTCACCGCCGTTCCTCACGGACACCGAACTGCGCCGGATTGCCGAACCGCTGCGACAGCCGGCGGCGATCATGCGGTGGTTCAAGCGAGCAGGCTTTGAAGTGAAACAGAAACCGAATGGAATGCCGCTCGTCTCTCGCGTGCATTTCGAACAGGTCATGCGCGGACGGCAACCGTCCTCCGTCAGCGACGAAGCTGACGCCGAGACGGGTTCGCCGAACGCAGCCGCGCTGCTGCGACGATTCGCACGAAGCAATAATAGAAAGGTGTGTTGAATGGGCCGGAAACGGAAAAACACTGATTTGGGGCTGCCTGATCGGGTCTATCCCAAGCATGGGGCTTTTTACTATGTGCATCGGGACGGAAAATGGGAACGTCTCGGCACTGACCTAGCCGAAGCGAAACGTAAGGGCAACCTCTACAACGACCCGGATTCGACGTACGGCACGATGGCGTACTTCCTCGACGAATTCGTAGTGCATTGCGAAAAGCGAGTGCCGCTCGGTTACCTGAAGCCTCGCACGTACGAAGACTACAAACGGGATGTCGAGCCATTGAAGGTTTACTTCGGGCGCATGACGCCCGCGAGCGTCGAGCCCAAGCATGTGGGCGCGTACCTCGACCTCTGCGCGGAAAACGGCCGACCCGTGCGGGGCAATCGAGAAAAGGCGTGCCTGTCGTCGTGCTTCACATGGCTCATTCGGACCGGTAAAGGTAGCGTGAAAGCCAACCCCTGCTTAGGCGTCAAGCGAAATAAGGAAACCAAGCGCGAACGGTACGTCGAGCACGAGGAGTATCGCGCTGTGTGGACGATCGGCGCGCCTCAAATCCGCGGACTTCTGGACCTGACATATCGAACCCTGCAGCGGCCGGAGGACATCATCCTTTGGGGGCCGGCAAACATCGTTCACAAGCGCGAACCGGACGGGTCAGTGCGACGCGTGATCCGCAACGACCAAGGCAAAACCGGCGCAATCGTCGACATCGCCGTGACGCCGGAAATCGACGCGATCCTCGCCGAGCTGAAGGGGCCAGGACCGACACCGGGGCCAGGAAAAACCTGGATTCGTAAGCGCAATGGCGACGCCTACACTTACTCCGGCCTGACCTCAATGCTTCACCGTTACATAGGCAAGATCAATCGAAGTCGCGAAGCGAAGGGGCACCGGCCGTTCGAGTCCTTCGGACCGTACGACATGAAGGCTAAGGGCGCGACCGATATGTGGCTCGCCGGCGTTCCGCTTGAACGTATCCAGGTTCTGTGCGGCCATGATTCCGTCACGACGACCGAGATCTATGTGAAGTGTCGCTGGCGGGGAACGGTCGAGCCGAATCGGCAGCAAACCGCCGTCTAA